CGATGGCCGTCAGCTGCGTGCCGTTGTGCCAGCTGAATGTGGCGAGGTTTCCAGATTGGGCGGCCATTATGTTCCTTCGTAGTGTGTGCCAAACGTGGCGGTGATTTCCGCAGGAAGGTCTTCCTCGCCTTCGCCAGGCATGGCGTCGGCGGCAGTCTGGTTCTGGTAGCGCATCGCCTGGATCGTTACCGATCCATGGCTGCCGGCCTCGCCGTCCAAGGCGGCGATGGCGGCATCGGCCAGCGCCTTGGCGGCGGCGTAGGTGGTCGCGATCGCGGTGACATCGAACGTGGCAGCGCTCAGGCCGGCATCGGCGCCCAGTGTGCGGATCGGCTCAATGCTCTGCACCTGGTACACCAATGCCGGCAGCGCGCTGCCTTGCAGCCGGCTGCTCGGTGAAATCCGATTCCCGCAGATTGCGCCGACGCCAGCGCTGTCTGCGAGCAGTTCATAGATCGCCGCCTCGATTGTCACGTGATCACCACCCCATCGATCAGCATCACATCTTCCTCCTCGCGCTCGCGAACAATGCTCGTCACCTGGATCCGCGTGCCTCGGTAGTCCAGCACGCTGGTGGCATCGATGCCGGCATTCGTGCCGGATCGCCACCTGGTGCGGATCTGGTACAGCGTCCGCATGGCGGCACCATCGCCATAGGTCGCCTCGGCGGCGCCGGCGGCGCGGACCTCGGCGTACACCGTCGGGCCTTCCGTTAGCGTCTGCGAGCGCTGGCCGTAGCTGTCCACGCTCGATGATGGCGTGAAAACCTGCACACGGTGCCGCAGCTGTCCGCCGCTGATGTAGCTCACTCCGGTGCCTCCGGCGATAGCGTCGGCACCTGGTAGTTGTCGAGCGTGGCGCGAACGCCGAACGGCACGCTCGACAGGTTCAGCATGCTGATTGATTCGGGATTGACGTAGTAGCCGCCGGCGAGGCGGCACACCGCCAGCTGCAAGTCAGCCGGTATCGCGCCGGTGGCGTAGCCGCACACCCAAGCGATCGACACCAGCGGCTTGTCTTCGTTCAGTTCCGGCAGGTCGCCCAGGAACCGCACCACCGCCAGCGCGTTGTCCTGCTCGATGTTGTAGTTCGCGGTGGTCAGCGTCTGCGTGGCGCCAGCGGTGTCGCGATACGTGATCGCCGAGATCGAATCGAACGGCGGGAACGGCAGCGGCACCTCATCGAACCACCGCCGCATAATCTTCGTCTTCGTCTGCTGCGTCAGCAGCCGCCTGGTGTGCCGCTCAGCGAACTGCTGCGCGGCGTCCAGATAGAACGACAGCACCGCGTCATCGTCGGGGAAATCGACGCGCAGCATGGATTTCAGCAGGCTGATCGGTAGTGCTGCCATTGTGAGAAAGGCGGCGCCGCCGCTGCCGTGCAGACGGCGCCGCCCGTTTCCGAGGCTAGATCAGGCCATCTTCAACGTGCAGAACGCATCATCGTTGGTTCGCAGCGCGTCAGTGCGCTTGACCACCTGCATAGCGATCTGCCATTTATCCATCGCCGAGTACGGATCCGAAGTCATTTCGGTGGCGCCACGATCGAAGATTTCGTAGTAGCTGAAGTTCCCGTACACCGCCACGACCTTGCCGGTGGCGAGCGCGTCCACATACGGACTGATGTAGTACGGGATCCCCATGATGGTTCCGGGCGGGCCGCCGGCGAGCAGCGTTTCGGTGCTGGATGCAAGCCACACGTAGTTGGAATTCTGCTTGATTTTCCGCAGCTGCTCGATGACTGCATCGCTGGTGACGATCACAGCGCCGCGCCGGTACTGCACCGGCAGCGTGTAGATCCAGCTGATGATGTCATCCGGAACCGTGATGGTGGCCGTCTGCGCGCCGCTCAAAGTCTTGTTGTAGGTCGGCAGATCGCCGACGGCGCAAACGCCTTGCGGCATGCCGCTGCCGGTGCCATCCCAAAAGTCTTCGTCCTGGTCGGCGGCGATCGCCGCCACCATCTTGTCCATCACGTACGCTTCCAGATCGATGGTGGAATCGGCGAGCAGTTCGCGATTCGCCACCACCCGCGATGCGTACTTCCAGGCGCCGACGGTGGCCTGTCCGAACACCGGATCGGAAGCGGTGATCGACACGCCTTCGCCGATGATTGCGGCCGTCGGCCTCGAAACCTCAAGCGGAATCTTGCGATCGTCAGGCGTCTGCCGAACGGTGGCGATCTGGCGGATCACCGAATCCTGGTACAGCTTTTCGACCACGCGCGCCTCGGTGGTCTCGGGAACGGTGTAGCCGCCGTACGGCGAACTGCCGGTGCCGGTGGACAGCACGCGCAGTTCCTCGCTCGCCATGCCAGTGCGCATATAGCGCTGCCAGGCGGCGCGGTACTCGTCGCCTGCAACGTCCGCAACCGCTCGCGCGGCCTGGACGATGCGGCCGACAGGCCGCTCCAAAGACGCCTTCACTCCGGCGAGCGATGCGGCGCGGTCCGCCTTCGACACCTGCCGCATGATTTCATCGGCGTCCGCCATCACACGATCGAACCGCTGTTCGGCCTCCGCCGTCAGGTTGTCGTCGCCGGCCGCCTGCAGGATCTGCTCTGCCTCGGCGATCAGGCCGGCGCGCTGCTCCAGCAGCTGTCGCTTGTTGTCCATGTCAACGTGTCCTGGCCAGCTGTAGCCGGCGCTTCAATGTGGCCACCGCAGCACCGTGCCGCAGCTGGCTAGTGGTTTGTGGATACGCGGCGTCAGGCACCGCGCTGATTTCGATCAGGTCAACGGCGAGCAGGTTCCTAATCCGCTCGTCGCCTCGCTGTTCCCAGCGGTCTTCAAGCACGCGGAAACCAAAGCTCATCGCGCCGCTGAGAACGCCGCGCTGCATCAGCTCGCGAACATCGTTCCCGCGCGTGGTCTCGGGCAATTCAAAACTGAACCGCAGGCCGATTTCATCCTCGCGCAGGTTCAGCGTGTCAGGCGATCGGGCCAGCACCTCGCCGGCCTGGTGGTTCCATAGCGCCCACACGCCGCCGGCGCGGATCGAATCCGCGAACGCGCCACGGTTCACGAACTCAGTGAACGTCCGTCCGCGCGCATCGGTCAGCGGCAGGCTCGGCCGATTGAAGACGGCTGCGTAGCCGCTCAGCGTCTTGCCGTTGGTTTCCAGCAGATTGAGGCCGCGCCGAATCTCGATCATGCCATCGGTTCCTGCGGCGCCGGCGCGGACGCCGGCTGCGTGCTGGTGTTGACGGGTGTTAGCGGTTCGTCCAGGCCAGGCAGCGTTGCGAGGCCGAGACGCTGGCGGGCCTCATTACGTGTGAGCAGCCCCGCTTCGACAGCGGATCGGAGCGCCACCACCTGATCGCTGAACGAACCTTTCAGCAGTTCGCGCGTGTCGAACATCAGCTGCTGGCCAGGCGGCAGCAGCTTGCGGCGAACTTCGTCTGACCAGATGGCTGTCCAGTGCGACAGGCAGCCATCCCAGTAACTGCGGGTGAGTTCAACGATCGTTGCAAACGTGGATCGCGAGTGTTCCGCCAGGTACACCGTCGGCACACCGAACAGGCGGCTGACTTCCTGCACGCTGTAGTTGCGTGCCTGCTGCCACATCTGGTCCTCAAGCGACTGGTTTAGCCGCTCGATTTTCATGCCTTCGCCCAACACCAGCGGCTTGCCGGCGTTCTCGGGGCCGGCATGCTTCGCCTGGTAGCTGTCCAAGATGCCTTGGATCGCCGCCGGCGAAATCGCGCCGGGATGGATCAGCGCAAGCTTCGGGACGCCGGCCTGTGCGTACAGGCGGCCGCCGGTCTTTTCCATCGCTCGCATCAGGCCGAGCGCTTCGCGTGCCTGGCGGATTGGGGATTCGCCCCACAGGCCATCCCGGCCAGGCGCTCGGATGTGCAGCACATCCTCGACTTCAAGGCGGCCGGCGGTGTGGTGCGAGTACCAAACGCCTTCGGTGCTGGTGTGCAGCTGCACCTCGCCGGGGAGCATCGGCATCAGCTCCACAACCTCGCCGCGCCCGTTCCTCACGATCTGCGCAAAGGCGTTCCCCCACCGCAGCACGTGGCTGGTAAGCGTCCGCCGCAGCTCAAAGCCGGACATCCAACGGTTTGCGTCCAGGCCGAGCAGATCCGCGATCGGGGAATCGATCGGTGCCAGATCGCCGTCTGCCTCGCGAACCCCGATCGACACCGGCAGCTTGGCGATGTCGGTGGATATCAGCGAAACCGCCCGGTACACCGGCACGATCTGCGTAGCCTGATCCTCGGACACCCGCTCGCCGCTGCTCGCTGGTTCGCCGAGCAGGAACAGATTGGCAGCGCTCGCGCTCTTCAGCGTGAACGCTCGCGTCAGGATGTCACCCAGGCGGCCCAGACATCGGCCTATCTACGGCAGCGTCCAGGTATTATAACAGACCGCCCGATTCGTACATCGACGGGCCGGCGCCGCCGGTGTCCCGCGCCCAGGCGTGGCACGCCATGATGGCCGCTACCAGCGGATCGATCAGGCCTCGGCTGCGTGATTTCACCGGCCTGACGTTGCCGGCGTCATCAGTCCGAACCGCCGCGTTCGCACATGCGGCCCGCAGCAGCGGATCTCCGCCATGGCGGATTCTCCGGTCGGTCCATAGATCCTGCCAGAACTGGCACGCCGGCGCCATGGTGGCGATGCCTTGGCTGTGTTCCATCACGTAATGCTCGCCGGCGGCATTCTTGCCGAACTCGGCATCCAGCAGCTGGTTGAACATCTGGCTGTTCCACGGATCCACGGCTACCCGCCGGACGTTGTATCGCTGCCTGAGGCCGGCGATAGCGTCCACGATCGCCTGGTAGTTGATGGTGCCGCCAGGCGACAGCTGCAGCCGGCCTTCCTCGGCGAACCTGCGGAACGGCAGCTGGTACGTGACTTCGCGTTCGTGGATGAACTCGGCCGGATACCAGTACAGGCCTCGCAGGTGCGCCGTGCCGGCGGCATCGGGATGGCAAATCACCACCGCCGACATGTCTTGAGACTTGGACAGATCGACGCCGATCCAGACATCGGCGCCGTCCGGGATCGCCGGCGGCTCGGTGATCGCGTCCCAGTGCCGCATGTCGAGCCACCTGCCGACCACATCGACCGGCCTCGCCAGGTGGAACCGCTGGAACTCGATTCGCTCGAGCGGCGATAGCCGCATGGCCTGCCATTGGCGTTCCAGCACCGACAGCTGCAGGCTGGCGCCCAGGCTCGGATTTGCCTTCCCCCAGCACGCGACATCCTCCGGATCGTCGGAATCGTCAATGCCGTAGATCGCAGCGTGCCAGTCATCCAGCACCGCCTCGCCATCCAGCATCGCCTCGCACTGCCGCACTTTCTCGGCGTAGACCAGGTCCGGATTGTTGCCTGGCGTGCTGATCATCACCCCGAGGCCGTCGGGCCGGCTGACGTTCGCGGTGGTCATCTTGGTGATGAAACGGCCACGCCATTCGGCCGCTTCGTCCCCGATCCACAGGCTTGGATCTAAGCCGTCCAGGCTTTTCTCGGCCGCACACTGCGCGTCCATGAAACCCCAGTCCGTCACAAGCTTGTTGTGCTGGATGCACTTTCGGCCGGCGGTGGTCCGCAGCGGCAGCAGCGGCCTGGCCATTTCGCGAGCAGTGTCCAGCACGATCCGCGCTTGCTCCGCCTTGTTCGCGATCACATGAATCTTGGCCTCGCCGTTGCTGCCGGCCTCGCCGATCAGGTGCCACAACGCCAGCCCGGCCATCAAGGTGCTTTTGCCGTTTTTCCGCGCCACCTGGAGCAGCGCCGTACGGGTGCGTGCCGTGCCGTCAGCGCGGCGCCAGCCGATGCAGCCGGCGAGGAACCACACCTGCCACGGCAGCAGCTGCCACCGCCGGCCGCGCGCGAAACCGACCAGCTCCAGGCCTTCGATGAACGCCACCATGGCGCCGACGCGGTCCCAGTCCAAACGGATGTCATCGCGTGCCGCATCTGCCTGCCATCTGCTGGCCGCCAGACGGATCCAGCGATTGGACGGCACATCGCCGGCGAGGACGCCGCACACGTGATCCTGGACGGCCTGGCGGGCCTTAGAAGCGGGGTCGTGCATATTTTTGGACGA